GAAATACGGCGCGATCCTAACCTTGATGTTAGAACCAAAACTGAGATGCTCAACACCGTGAAACTGCAACAAGACCTTATCAAGATGCAGCTGGTTGACTTGTACAAGTCGTTCGGTGTGGAGCCCTAAGTAAGCCGCCATACCCTAACGCCTAAGTGGCCTTCCTTTTCATACGTGTAAGTCTTCACACGTATCTTGGCCTTCTTAGCCACGTTGTCTATGTTGTAGATCATCTGCGCAGGGCGGAGTGTGGGGATAAAAAAACTATCCCCTACTTGCATAAAATCAAAGGGAAACACCCACTCCGGCTCCTGCGTGAGGTTATGGTTCTCTAAGTTTATTAAAGAAGTCTGTAGGGATTTCTGTCGCGAAGACATAGGTATTCACATTCATATTTTTGTCTAGGATACTTAACGCCTGTTTCCATCCGGCATCAAGACGCATCTTCTTCACCTCTAGCAATATTTTCTTCTCCTTCATATTGCGCTCAAACTCTCGTGTACTGATGTTCTTCTCTAACAAGTACTTCTTAAACTCGGTCGTAGACACGTAGACTAACCCCGTACCATAATCGATACGCCCTACCAAACTGTTACGTGGCTCCAGCGTAACCTTGCCATCGTTAATGCCGATGAACCCTGTGTAAAACTTATTGATGAAGTCGCCCAATACACCTGAGTGATCAGCCTCACCAAGGGTAACAACCTTGTTCTTAATCTCAATCATCTCACCGCATACCTTATCGTAGATACGCTCTAGGTCATAAGTGATGATGCCGAATTCATTAGCCACCATGCCGCCCGTAAAAGCTGCGCCTATCAAGTTATCGTAGAAACGATAGATAGCATCATCGCCAAAGTCATTCTTAAACCGTCGAATCCAGTACTTCGTACGATCCATTAAGTCTGCCTCGCCAAGCTGGTAGTAAGCCGGAACAAGTTTGCGCGACGCATGGCCGTAGTTATACTTCAGCGGGTCAAACACCTTGATGCCGAAGTCTGGCTCATCAAGCAATACCTGTGGCTTCATAATCAGAAACTCAATGAGACGCGCCATCTCGCCAGTAGCCATCGTGTTCTTGCTGGTGATCAGCTCTAGTAGTGGCATGTTACAGGTAAGCATACCGATGCCTGACGCAAGTAACTCATGCTCCCGCTCAGCGTTGACTGACCCCTGCAAACGAATCTTCGCCTTACCCTGCGATATCGCGTGGATTGTCTTGCTTAACTCCTCCGCTGAACGCCCGTGCGCTTCGTCAACGCCAAACGCTGCATTCTTCAACGTCACGTAGCGTTGATTCAAGCCATTGGATGTTGATTCAAATACAGAGATAGCGACAGGGTTACACCAGATGCTCAAGTTAGCGTACAACGCACCCGTCTTGGCGTTGCCCGATTTCCCTGTATAACTTACCGCAACGCCCGGTGTACTCGTCAACGGCATAAGCGGGGAGCCCAGACCTATCAACGTGCCGAACGCATGCATCTCTAACGATGGGCGGTTGAGTTGGTTGACGCACTCTTGCCACTTCTCGAACGTGCCCTTCGGCTCAAAGTGTTTAGCGATACTACGCACCATAGGCGATGCTGGAGTGCGCTCGATATTACCGTTTGGCAGGATGATATTATTGCCTATGACGTACGCGTCACCCAGCCGTCTGGTGTCGTCTTCCGACTCTATCCACCCCATCTGCATCTGCACGATGTCTGCTTTCGCCTGTGATTGTAGGTAGTGTCCCCACTTCATAATGTAGTTCATGATATGTGTCAGTTTGCCCGGTGAAGCACTAATACCAACGAAGCCCACTGCCTTTTTAAACTCGTCAGGGGAGTTAATACTTTTTGTAGTCATCATAAAATCGCGCGGAGGATCATGCGGCAAGATCAAACGCATCGTCATTATTTCGCCGTCTTGCTTACTAAACATACGGTTCAACGGGAACAACTCATGCGGGAAGATTAATATGGCATCCTCCTGATGCTTGACACCGTTCTTGTCTATCTTAGGTGACGGCTGATAATAAATCCCGCCATACTGACCCCTGAAGTATGGGAACAATGCCTGTGGATGATCAGGTACTACACCGCTTGGAATCGTTTCGGTATCCGCGTCCTCCCAAACTGCGATCTCCGTGGAGACGGGCGCGACTTTAATAACTTTGCCGAGGGCAAGGGGGTTGGTAATTTTTCCTCGGTGTGGGCATCCGTTACAACCGCCGGGGTTAACGTCGTTAAAAGCAACGCAGGAATAGGGTTTGTCTTGGCACTCGGCGGCTTTCTTTTCGGTTCGCTCACGGGAGTAGCCGTGGTAGTCTTCTGAAAGTTTGTGAATAGCTTCATCACGGTCTGAACAGTGCTGTGCGATGGATAGCGCGGCTTTCCATACGGGTTCCGGTAGGTCATGAGCGTTCTCTATAGCGTATTTAATTTGGGCGCAGCCGTCTTCGGAGAGACTCCTCTCAGCAATCTTCTCGAAGCTAGACTCTACGTTAGCCAGCTTTTTAAGCGCGATAGTATCTTCGTCTAATGGGCCTCGCGCCTTGAGCAACACTTCCTTCGTGCTGTCTTCAATAACTGCCGTACCTAAGAAGTCTCTAAACTCTTCGAACGAATATTGATATATCTCGCTAAGCAGTTGCGTAGGCGATGGCGGGTCGGTCTTGTAGTTAAACGTGTCTGGGCTGCGCATGATTCGCGCAACGTCCGCCGTCACCACAGGGTCAATCATCAGCCCTTCAATACAGAACTCTTTGAACCGCACCGCGACCGGCAACCATTCCACCGATGGAATGTCTTCGTCAAATAACCAGTACGCGTGTATGCCCGTGCCTGAATCTAAGATAACAGGGGGCGGCAGTTCCTTTGCCTCTACAAACTCCAGCAGCGCACTGTGCGCCTCGTCCTTCGACGCATAGCCTCGCCCTTGGTCTGCCTTCTCTTGCCCTACATCAAGGTCAATGAAGAACGAACGCAGAAACAAAGCGTCGTCAGCCTTACGGCTAAATCCTTCAAATGTTGCAAGTGCTACGAATACGTTTAACTTCTGCTGCTTAAACCTTTCAATTATTTCTGTTAATTGATCTAGCGTTTCTGCGAACCGTTGAGTTATCTTTTTTGTTGTTTGATCTATTCCGGCTACACAATAAACGCCCTGCGAAGGTAATGCTTTCTCGTAAAATTGTTTTGTCATATCCGCAGAGACAATAAGAGCAGGACGAATCCTGCTCAATTAAAAAGGTGGGGTACTCGCTACGTCTGTTTGATCTGGCAGCTTATGGAACTACCACAGCATCCGCTTTCCCCCATAAACTATTACATGCAGGTCGTTTGGCAGTTGCCCCCATAACAGCATGTTGTACACACAACGTACTTACCGTCGTACATGTAGCTGTTAGTTGTACAAGTTGCCCAGACTGTCGTTGCGGTTAGTGCAAACCAGATTGCGATTATTGTTTTCATGTGTTTTCCTTTTCTTCAAGTGATTCGCCAATCATTGCTTCAATGTAGGCTCTAGCTTCTCGTACTGATTTAGCAGGCAATATAGCGTTAGCTAAATCCTCCCGTACCAGCGACATAAAAGCTAGAGCCAGCTCTTCATTCTTACCTCGGATAGCCGCGCCTCGGAACCAACAGTAAACAGTCATGCGTGAAACCTTCAATGCTTTGGCTACAAACTTAGCAGGTAAGTTAGCTCTCACACATTCTCTACCCAACAGCACACCCGTGCGTACACTCGTGGTGCTGGCTAAACCGTCTTTAAACTCTCTACTGTAAGACCGCGACATAGTTCCCCTTACTTCTTAGACCATTTTTTTACTACGTCCGAGACATCTGCCGACTTCTCAGCCGCAGGGCGTTTAGTAGCTTCACGTACAACAGGCTCAACATCCGCACCATCTTCAGCTTGTTTACCCTTGAACACGGTCAACTTGATTGCTGCTTCAGCGGCTGGGCTTTTTCCTTGGCGCGTAATAGTATCGTAGTCAGTTGGCTCTACTGCGCCAGCTGGGCTAAACAATACTTTGGGAAACTGCACCTTGGTGTCGAACGCCATCTTAGTAACTACACGACCTTTGCTGACGTTGTTGTTAGCGAGCATACCGATGTACGCCTTGAAAGGCCAACGTCCGTTCTCTTCTTTACCGAATGCTGATGCTGCGGGAATAACAAGCTCAAGCACATCGCCGCTTGGGTCTTGCGGCAATACAACTGCGGTACGCCATGACAACTTGCACTTCGTGCCAGAACCACTATCGCCTGAACCTTTAACGCTGTTCGGGCAGTCGTTACATGCTGACGCTACTGGAGACTCAACGTCCTCATCAGGCGCGATAGAATCGTTTGACCAGCAGATAGGGGAGACTGACTTACCCTCTTCGTACGCGCCGCCGTAGCACTGACGCGATGCGCTGTGTGCCATCTTGACGAAGATCACATTCATCCAACGGTCTTCGATAGAGCCGACTTCTTTGCCGCCAGCCATCTTGCGGAACACACCGCCCTTGATGGAAAGCCGCTTGGTTTGATTACCGCCGCCACCGGCTACGGCAATGGTGTCTTCATCGAGCCCAGTTTGGATAAGCGCTGGGTTGTTTGCGAGGATGGTTGCTAATTCACTCATGATATCGTCCTTAACTAAATTTAACTAACTCGGGTAGTGGGTTTTCTTACTGTGATGGAGAACTCTCGCATCACATTTACACCGGGCGGTAAACCTTCATGCTGCCGCTCGGACATAAATTCTTTAAAATTACTCTGGTGCAAGTGCGCTGCGAACAACTCAACTGCACCGGTCTCTAATACAAACTTGTTGAAGTTGTCGCGGTCAGAGCAAGTGAATCTTTCTTTAAGACTCTTTATAACTGTGCCGTGCTCCGTGCGAATACTGTCGGCTTTCATCTCATTGCAGCCAGATAATATCGCTTGCTCTAGCAGCGTCAGGTCTTCTTTCAGCTGGCTATCGCGCACTTTAAAATCTGCCTCAATCCTTTCACGTTCGTTTCGTATAGTCAAGTAGGACTTTACTAATTCTTCCATGTTCGTCATAGTTATCCTTAAACACCTAACTCGTTTTTATATAAATCCACAAGTAGTTCATGTGAATCCACTTTGCTCTGTAGCATCTTGTACATCTTTCGTTCTACTTCTGATCCTTGCAGGTGTACAACAGTCATCTTGTTAACCTGCCCTACACGGTCAATCCTAGCTACGCATTGCAAGTACGTCTCTACACTCATTACGGGTGACCAAAACACAATCGTATCGGCTGCTGTTAGCGTTACGCCATGCGATGCAGCTTGTGGTTGAATAACTAATACACGTGGCTCTTTCGTAGTCTGAAACTTGTTAACGATTATCGTTCGTTGCGTTGCTGGTACAGCTCCATTAATAATTTCATTGCTGATACCTTCCTTGTTGAGAAAGTCCGATACCAGTTTTATCGTGTGCGTGTATGGGATAAACACGATGACCTTCTGCTCGGTCTCCTCCAACACTTCACGCAGCGCAGCTAGGCGTGGGCTAACGTCGAACTCGACGATGTCCTTGCTGTCGGTGTACACAGCGCCGCCTGATATCTGCAACAGCTTGCTTAGTTTCGCCGCCGCATTGACTGCCGTGATCTGTACACCCGCCGCCTCGATCAGCATCTCTTCTCTGATCCGCATGTAGTACTTGTACACCTGCGGTGTCAGCGGTATCTCGCGTGTCTGGTACAACACTTCTGGTAAGTCCAAGCACTCGGCCTTGTTAAACCGAATCGCTGGCTGTAGCGCGTGGAACACATCCGCCCGTGCTGTGGGCTTGGGCACCCACTTAAACCGCGTGAGCTGATGCATGACCTTGTCCCGCCATGCTGTCGCATACTTGGGTACCTTCTCCGGCGCGACCAAACGCGCTAAGCCAAACGCATCCAGCGGAGACTGCGAAGCCGGTGTGCCTGTCATCATCCATAAGCGGGTGTGTGGCTGAATTAATTTTGCCAGTAGCTTCCAACGCACTGTGGATGTAGACTTGTAGGCGTTCGCCTCGTCGATAATGATTAGGTCAAAGTTGCCGTTCTTAATCTCTTCAAAGAGGATACCTACGCCGTCATAGTTAGTGACGATGAACTCGTACCCACCTTTAACAATCTTCTTGCGTTTATCTGCTGAGCCATACGCTACGCCTACAGATCGGTGCATGGCTGTCTTGAACACATCGGCTTGCCATGCCGAATACATAATAGTCAGAGGGCAGATCACCAGCACACGCTTAACCTCGCCCTGATTCATCAGGTAGTCAGCCGCCCAGATAGCGGAGGATGTCTTGCCTGTACCCGCCTCGTTGAAACAGAACGCACGGCGGCGGATCGAGAGGAACTCGGCAGTAGTCTTCTGGTGTGAGAACGGCGTGTATAGCCCCGGCCAGTTGTAATCGCGGGTAATAGGGGAAGGGGTATTGTGGATGCCCAATGTCTGAGCGAGGAAGGTAGCCTCCTTAATGCCCCAGTACACAGCCATCTCAGTCTCGTCGCCTTGGCTGCTAACGGCTTCGCTCTTCTCAATGTAGTCAGTCACCATCGACACTTTGTCAGACGGGATTCTAAACAGCATTGCAGTTTCATCTACTATATTAAACTTGGTATCTTGCACTGAGTATCCTCACTAAGTTAACTGTAGCCCCTTACGGGGGCAAGTCGGTCACATCCGCGTTAGGAAGGTAGCCGAAGCTGAAAGTAACGCTAAGTGACTGATGCGGTTTGAGGGAACATGATAAAACCCTCTTTGCCCACTCACATCTTACGGTAAGTATAAACGATTAAATATAAACGTCAAGTAAAACTTTACTTCTTTCTCTCTCGCTTACTTGTTTCTGACACCAACGCCCCAGCTGAGTTACGCTTGAACGAACGGTTCTTCGCTGCCGACTGCACTACTACGCCGTCTTTATTGCTACCGCCTTTGGACAACGCCTTGCGGTGGGCAATGTCTTTACCCTCACGCTTGTCGGCCTCGCCGTTGTTGTTCTTGTCTACACCCGTCTTGTCCATAGCTCGTCGGGCTCGTTGGCGCTCCATGCGGGCTGGCAGTTCGCCACGTGCCTGTTGCTGGGCGTATTCTTTTTCGTACGGGCGTTTCTTATTAACGTATGGCATGACTACTCCTTATTAAATTCACAGGCGCGAACCGGACACCATCTGCACAAGGGCGTAGCGTTGGGGTGCCATGTGTCGGTCTCGTACGATAGCTTCAATCGTTCAAGATCATTTTTAAAATTACCCCACAGGGACTCAGCGTCCTTGCGTTGGTACTCTTCATCTATAAAACTATTGTGCATCACGAACATCAGTCCAGCTTTGATACGTTGAATCTCAGGGAAGTGAGCAAACGTCATCAAGGCCATCAGCTTTAACTGCTTCACGTCTGGATACTTATTGCTGCCTGTCTTGTAGTCCACAATAAACGCTGTATCGTCAGACAGAATCAGTAAGTCGGCAATGCCCCTTACCCAATACTCTGGCGCGTTGAAGTCGCATGGCTTACGGTTATAGTCCAGCGCCATCTTATGCTCAGCTATCTTAGTGCCCTCAATCTCCAGCAGCGGGTCAACCAATCCTTTAAAGCGTTGGTAGTTCAGTGGCAGCACGACACCCTCTGCGACATAATCTTCCAACGCTTTATGAACCTCTGTGCCATACCGCATCTGTTCTGTCTCACGGATGGCGTAGTTGTTCAGTACCTTAATTTCATGGTACTGCTTCGGACAATTGATGTACTGCTTTAGGCCAGAGAACGACCACTTAATGGGCTGCATGCGACTTCCTTTAGTAAACACTGTCAATACATATTATCAGCATTCGCCGTAATTCGTACCGTATTTCGCCTCGCATGCTACGGGTAAAGTCGGTGCCCACGTAGGGGGTTTCGACATCGCCTCAATGACAAACGCCTTGGCTTCTTCTAGCTCATCCTCCGGCACAACAATGACGGCGGCATCGTGGACAGTTAAAGTCACACGGTATCTTTTGTTGATCTCCAGCATCTGTTCGCCCACGACTATCCTAGCTAATGCTTGCACAACATTCTCAACAACTGTGCCGCCCCAGATACCGATCTCACCCTTCCTAGATTTATATTTGTACTCAGACTTAGCTTCCGAAACGTCGAATCTCAACTCTGGGTATCGAATGCTCATCTCATTAGGTAACTCGATACCATTGCGAGAGACTATTAAAGAATCATGGCACCCAAGAAAATAGCTATCGATGGGTTTCTTCTCCGCGTCCTTCACATCCCACGTTACCAAGTTCGCTAACGCCTCGTCGCACTCTTTCCAAAACTTAATAATCTTACTGTTGACGCGCCGGTACGTACTCACAATAGTCTGGCACTCATCGTCGGGTAAGTCAGCGCCCGGCTTCGTTGTCTTCAACGTGTGCTGCAACTTCTTCCAGCCTGTGCCATACCCGAGCCCGAGGATGCAGGTCTTGCCCACAAACCGCTCAACAGGGTTAGCCTTGGAGATCGGCTTGTTGTAAATCTCTGTGGCAAAGAGCGAGTACACATCCTTACCTTCAGCGAACTGCTGCACCACGTTGTCCTGTCCTGCCAACCATGCAAGTACCCGCGCCTCAATCTGCGAGGAGTCACAGTTAATAATTACATAGCCATCAGGCGCTACTACAGCTTTCTTCAACGCCTTCTTCTCTTCGTCACGGCTTGGCAGGTTCTGGAAGTTCACCTTGTCTGAGCCACTCCACCGACCTGTATGTGCACCGTAATACTTCAACGGTATAGGTAGCCGCCCTTTGTTACGCTTGCCGATGTCGATGAACCTAGAGATTCTAGACTCCTCAAGGGTCGATTTCGTACCAAGACGTACCGCGCACAGCTGCTGGATGAACGGGTCTTCATGCTGAGTTAGCGCAATAAATCCTTCATCGTTCTTAGCCAACGCGAGAGTTTCTTTACCCGTAGTAACGCTAGTCTTCATGGGCGGCGCTATTCCAAAACTGGAAAGAACATCAGCGAACTGTTTGTTCGACGCTAACTTCTTACGGACAGCCTCCTCGTCCACACACCCTAGCTTCTCTTTCAACGTGCCCAGCAAGTCGTGCTTCTGCTGACGCATGACATCTAGCCGCTCAACCAACAACGCATCGTCCACATACAGCTTCGGGTGCGTGAACATACGTAGCGTCATGTCGATTAGATTTATCTCGTTCGCAGGCACTAGCGGTGCGAGTAGGTAGAACAACTTGTGGGTAAGCTCCACGTCATTCTTACAGTACTCACCATAACGCGCTAAGTCTTCTGGCTCGAAGTCCAACCGATGTTTATTAAACGCATTAACTACCTCGTCGCCTTTCGCCCCGATCTTGTACCGCTCAGCGAGAGCCGCGAGACTACCGCCAGCATCAACACCATGTATCGCCCGAGCCATGCACAGCGTGTCCAAGTAAACGTCCGGTGTAATACCGAACCACCAATGAAGTATCGCCCCGTCGAACAGAGTGTTATGGCATAGCAGTGCTGACTCTTTCCAGTTGTATGACTGTAACGCCTTACGCACTTCTTCCCGCGTACCCGTGTGCCACACCGCTGCGTCATCATCAAACTTCACGCCAACGCCAATCACTTCAAACTGATCACCGCGTATGTATTCCTCAGTGGTCAGGTTCTTGAGGCTAAACTTATCACCGTAGTAAGTCTCAAAGTCCAAGGTAATAAGGCTCAAAAGTTTTCCCTCCCAATGTAGTACGCCGCAACGCCAAGTACAAATAGAATCAAGCCCATCGACGTGAGGATAGAAGATACCCACAGAGCAATCAGTAATGGTGTAGTCATCGCTTAGTCTCCCTTAGTTTCTGTTCGTAATATATTTCTCTTGCCAAGTACCACTGTGCTTTCTTCAAGTCCTCAAGCCTATCGCCTTTCTTACCGGCGCGGGAAACATATTTGATGACGTTACCGAGGCTGTACCCTAGCTGCTTGGCTTCAATGAAATCAATCGTCTCGATGCCACCGTGTGTATAGTGTGCGGGGTTGTTTACGTTATCCATTGTTCTTCTCCCTTAGCTTTGCTTCGATGGCGAGATAAAATGCAAACCAATCTTTAGCGTCTATGTCTCCACCAAGGGTTGCAAAATCACACCCTATGTCATCTACTTCATCATCAGTCAGCCCAACCCATTCTTTCTGAACTACACTTAAAAGATATTCAATGCACTCTGCGGCATGCTCCGCTCGGTTTGCGCGTGTCTTATCTCTTAGCTGCTCGGCGTATGATTTGCAGTAATCAATACCCCATTCCGGGTCATAAATTTTTTCTTCAGGTATTTGTTCCTCAATGATTTGTCCGTCTACAAACCATATTTTTTTCATGTCGATTGTCATGTGTTCTTCTCCTTTAGCTTTGCTTCGATAGCTCGGACTGTATCTGCCCATCCCGGTGGAAGCCTAACTGCTCCCGGCAACAGCGACATAATCTCCTCATCTGTCAGCCCTACCCATTCGCGCTGTGGAACCATTCTTTTACCGTCAGACACGCGTTGCACTTTGCCTTCGTTCCAATCGCGAATAAACTTTTCCTCAACATCGTCTTTGCAATTCATGTCGG